GATTGCCTTGACATTTATTTTTTTAACTATTTAGAACGAATTTTGGTATAATTAAGTTCCACTACGTCAGACACTTCTTCCTCGTAGATTTCGTAGAGTCCTCCAACTATTTCTGGGTAGGTGTATTGTCTTGGTTCACCCCAGTGTAGACTCTCTGCTTTGAATCCCCATGCGAAAACATCAGTCACAAAAACAAGTGGATGTTCATCATATGTGATGTTAGGTGTTTTTGGAAAGTATAAGAAGGTATAGAACTTTCCAGGTTGTGGTATCTTACCACCTTCAGTCAATACTTCTAATAAGTCTGACATTATATCATCGGGAGTTTCAGTTCCCACAAGTCTATCAACAACTCCACGCACACGATTTTCTTCATCGTCTGTTGGATATGAGAATGTCATTTGATACCTAACTCATTTTCTGTTAGAACTTTAAACTCATAACCACGATCTAAACACCATTCTCTAGCAGCTTCCCATTTTGCCTGATTTTTGGCATATTCAACAACTTCATAGATATAACCCTTTGTCTTTCTCTTTTGAACTTTGGGTTCAATACACTGTTTATATGGTTTGATTTCAATTAGTGATTTTTTAATTTTTCCACTCTTTTCTTTGTATTTAATATAGAAGTCTGGAAAATATCTGTGATAGCGATTATCAACAGGAGAACGATAAGGAACTACTATTTCTTCACTTCCCCATTCAAGAATATTCTCATTTTTATCACAGTAAACCATGAAGCGCCGCTCCCAGAGAGAACGATATATGATATTGGTAGAGTCGCCCTTATACTTTTTTGGATAAGAAGGATAAAATTTTCCCTTATATGACATCTAAATAACTAAACAATCACTTATAAGATATTTAGAGTGGCAGAATCGCTAATTCAAAATTATAAGATGGGTATCCTAAATGGAACCGATCTTGTAAAACCCTCTTTATCAAATCAATATCAGGTTTACATCTCTGGAGTTCCCCAGAATGTTCTTACCTTTCTTGAAAATTATGAAGTTGGAAGCGAGTGGATTAATAGAAATGTTGGATTGCTATGTGCAGAGGCAACACTACCAACAAGTAGTTTTGCTACTGCAGAGGTAAAGGATAATTTTCAGGGTATTAATCAACAGTTTGCTCATACTAGATTGTATGTCGATACAGACTTTACTTTCTATGTTGACTACAATTATAATATGATAAAATTCTTTGAAGGATGGATGGATTATATTTCTGGACAAGATAGAAATACAGAGGTAACCGCCAGAGGATTTTATCGTAGATTTAATTATCCAGAGGACTACAAAACTGATAACTTAACAATAACAAAATTTGAAAAAGATTATAAAGTAAGTAATAGTTATCTTCAGTATGACTTTATAAATGCATTCCCCAAACAGATGCTTGCCATGCCTGTCTCTTATGGTTCAGCGGATTTGGTTAAATGCACTGTTTCTTTTGCATATGATAGATATTTTATGAATGTCAGACAAAAGTCGAATCCTGACGCTGGAGTTGAAGAACTAACTCCAGAACCTAAACCAAAAACTGCACCACAAGCAAGAAATACTGACGGAACAATCATAACTAGAGGAGGAACTAAAATACCTCAGGGTAATTTTAAGTCAGGTTTAGGTAGACCTGTGAGCGAACAAATCTCTCCAGGACTGCAATAAATAATCACATCTGAAGTTATAATGGGTTGTTATGCCATTACCACAAATTAATACTCCAACATATGAGTTGGTATTGCCTTCAAATGGAAAGAAAATTAAGTATCGTCCCTTTCTTGTAAGAGAAGAAAAAATTCTTATCATGGCACTAGAATCTGAGGATATGAAACAGATTTCTAGTGCGATTAAAACTGTTCTCTCCGATTGTGTCATGACAAGAGGAGTTAAAATCCCAGAACTTTCTACTTTTGATATTGAGTATCTGTTCCTCAATGTGAGAGCAAAGTCTGTTGGTGAGACTGTCGAAGTGAATCTTACCTGTCCCGATGATGGTGAGACACAAGTTCAAGTAGAAATTGACATTGATGAAATTGAGGTTCAAAAAAATCCTGAACACAAGAGCATTATTAAATTGGACGATGAACTTTCTATCAAGATGAAGTATCCTTCACTCAGTCAGTTTGTAGAAAGTAATTTTGAAACTGCAAATGATAGTAGTGACGTTGACAAATCACTTGATGTGATTGTCTCTTGTATTGATATGATTTACAATGAAGAGGAATCGTGGAGTGCAGAAGATTCTACGAAAAAAGAATTGCAAGGATTCATAGAACAGATGAATACAAAACAATTCAAGGATATTGAAACCTTTTTTGAGACAATGCCCAGATTATCTCATACGGTAAAGGTTAAGAATCCAAACACTGGTGTAGAATCTGAGGTAGTAATTGAGGGACTGGCGTCTTTTTTCAGCTAGCGATGGCGCACGAAAGTCTTGAGAACTACTACAAGACTAATTTTGCCTTGATTCAGCATCATAAATACTCTTTAACAGAGTTAGAAAACATGATACCGTGGGAAAGAGATATCTATGTATCCTTACTCCAACAGTATATTGAAGAGGAAAACCTGAAGCATCAACAACAGAATGGTATTCAGTAGTCAGGCATTTAAGGCACCATCGTTAACAGCAAAACCCAAACTGGGGAAGACTACTGTTTCCTCGTCAGTTTTTCGTGGCACCGCAAAGGTTGCTGGTTCTGGAGCTACGAAAGTTCCCAGAGGTATGGGATACGGAAGTATTCATAGAGGTCCTAGTGTAGATCCGAAATATCTTGAGAAACCTAAAACTCCGATAGAGCAAACATTAGTAGAAACTAATAATATTCTTGTAGAGATACAGAAACAATTATCTCTAGACTTTGCATATAGAATTGCAAAAGAGCAAGAACAGACTGCTAGAATTAGACAGGCGGCAGACAAGGCAGATAGAGCCAAAGCAGAATCAGGTGCAGAGGGTACAAAGAAAGTTGGAAGTGCGCTTGGACGTATTGCCGATAAGGTTTTAGCGCCAACAAAAAGTATCTTTGATAAGATATTAGGTTTCTTAGGTTCTGTATTAACTGGATTTATAGTTAATAAAGGATTAGAGTGGTTAAGGGATAATGAATCTACGGTAAAAAGTGTTTTTGATTTTATAGGAAAGAATTACAAATTAATTCTTGGAATAATTGGTGGTGTATTAATTGGACGTGTTGTATATAAAATTGTAAAACTATTCAGAGCACTTCGTGGAGTTGCTAGATTTTTAACTGGACGTGGTGGACGAACCGCTGCAGCTGCGTCAGGTGGAAGAGGTGGATTATTCCGAAATGCCGCAGGACAGAGAAGAGGCAGAGTTAATGTTACAAGAACAACTGAAACTAGAACTCTTTCGAGAAGAAGTAGACTGGGTGGATTTACCAAGTATGATCAGACAGTTGATGTAATAAAAAGAGAAAAGGGTATACTAAACAAAGCACTTCAAGGTGTTGAGGTTAGTGCCAAGAAGTTCTCAAGAAATATTATAAAGAGTCTTGGCATGGGTCCAGGACAGAAAACATTGCAGAAATCATTACTTAAGTTAGCAAGACCTATCCTAAAGAGGATACCATTCGTTGGTGCATTGTTAGACTTTGCCCTGTCTGTTGCTCTTGGTGAAGATCCTGGTAGAGCAGCGTTCGGTGCCATTGGTGCTGGTTTACTTGGTGCTGTTGGTACGTTCTTGGGTGGACCTCTTGGAACCTTTATTGGTGGTTTCGCTGGAGACTTTGCTGGTAGGAAACTGTATGATTTATTCTTCGGAAACAAGAGTAAAGATCCTGCCGCTGAAGAGGGTATGAATAGAGGTGGAACCGTGCCTGGAGGTGGACCTGATAGAGATAGCGTGTCTGTAATGCTCACTCCTGGCGAAAAGGTTGTATCAAGAAAATCTAGTAGAATGTTCGGTCCTTTCTTGGATGATATTATCTACGATGGTGCGAGACTCTATAAGGGAATGGCGAAGTCTCTAGAAGAACAAGAAGATACTAATAAGAAACTTATAGAAACTAATAAAGAATTCAAGTTAGCACTGAGTATGCTGACAGCAAGACAGTTTGCTGATAAAAACCCACTATTAAAATCTACGCCAACGCCAACTCCACCATCACCACAGAAATCAAACATTACTCCTACTCCATCAAGTTCGGCAGCAAAAGTAAACACAAAACTGGACAAGAAGGAAGGCAAAATTACAACACTGCCAATGATTCCTACATCAAGGAGTCAGACACCATCTTCCGCTCAGACTGCTAAACCAGCAGGAGGAGATTCAATTCAAACATATGATGCTGAAGATCCTGATAACTTCTATGTGGAGTTTATCAAGAGACAGTTTGGAATATTCGGGGTGTGATAAATGGAAACTAAACAAGTAGAACAGGTAGAACAACTAAAACTAAATGTCACTAATATAAAGAGTGTTCTTCTTTCTCAGAACAAGAAACTGAGGAAGTTTGAATCACAAAAGAGTGCGTTAGTAAGAAAAGAAACACAACAAGAAAAAAGATTAAAGGCAGAAAAGAAAATAGAAAAAGTTCCTGGAGTACCAGGACCTATAGGAAGAGTTCTTGGTGGTATCAAAGGAGTTGCTGGAAGTTTCTTTGATAAGGTTTTAAATTCTGGTGGATATTTAATAACGGGTTACTTAGTTACTAAACTTCCAGAGATTGTGGAGAAAGCAACGGAAGTATACAGAACGATTAAACCTATTTGGGATGGAGCATTCAAAACACTAGGATTTGTTTTCAATGGAATTAAGTTTGCCTTTGAAGGAATTACAAACCTTTTTAATCCTGGACAAGCGCAACAAGAACTTGATGCAAATCAAAAAGAACTTCAATCCCTAGAAAGAGAATTGGATGTTGAAGTGTCCACACTAGAGGGGTATGAACAAACTGAAAGAAGTGCTAACGACCCTAACATAATGCCTGATGGGAGTGTCATCAGAATTGGTGATACCGTTGGTTCGGATATGCCAACACCAACTCCTATGTCTACACCTCCAATGCAAAGGAGAAATAGTGGTGGCACGGTTCTTAGAACAACTCAACCAAATAGACAACCGAGAAGGAGTACATCTAGCACCAATACAAACAATGCACTTAAGAGGTTCTCTGCTGTTTCTACACAAAATACTGAAATAGCAGGACTTTATAAAGAAAATGTTGACTCCTTCAAAAAACTGGTAAAAACACTACAACCTGGCAGTAAAAAAACAGGTGGTAGTCCAACGCCAACGGGACAAAAACCAACATCCAGTGGAGATAATGTACCAATCGCATCAGGTCCTATTCAGCCTGGAGGAAGTCTTGACTTTATCGGTAGTGGTGATGGTGCCTCTGGAACATTAACTTTAAAAGATGCTAGTGGAAAGAAAATCGGTAGTTGGAGTGCAATCAGCGGAACATATGGAACTGCTGGAACAACACAAGAACAAAGAGCAAGTGTTTCTGGTGCTTTATATCCACTACCAGACGGACGCTATCCTCTGACGGGATTCCAAAAACATGGATACATGGCGGGGATTGGTGTTTGGAGTGCTTATATTAATAATATGTCTGGTTCTATTGGAAACAGAAGTCAACTTTTAGTTCACAATGACATTGGTGATAATGGAACTGCTGGTTGTGTTGGTGTTACTCTGGGTGGAAGATCTGGAACAAATGCTGATAATCAATTTGCGGCGGCATATGAAGCAGTCATGCCAACTTCAATCAATGTTGCAATTGGAAGAGGTGCAAGTAGAAATAGCAACATATCTTCTTCAAAACCAAAAATTTCTGGTGACAATATACCAGTTCCAAAGGATACTGAAGGAACAAGTGATGTTATTGTCATGCCGATTGAGGTTGAAAGAGTTGTCCCAGTCACTGTTCAGGTTCCCGTTTCTAGTGGTGCCGGGGTAAATAAGAGTGGGAACAAATTAAGTCCTCTTCATAACATACCATAATGTCAGCAGCTCAAGGCGTAATATACGAAAAATTTATAATCTTATCTCCTGATGGACAGAATCGAGCTGATATTGCTCAAGGACAATTCAGAGTGACAAATTTTGATTATTATGAAAATATTCTATCACCCTTTATTACTGGAACGGTAATCATTAGTAGCACCTCAGGTGCTGCGAAATCAAAAGATGATAAGCAAGAAAGAGACGGTTCACTGCACAGTTCGTTGCCATTACGTGCTGGTTGTCAAATGCTCGTGAAAGTAAAAAATGAACTTGGTGCAGGACTAGATTTTTCGGTAGAAAGTGATGAATATAAAAAACTCTATGTAACAGATGTACAAGTATTGAGTAAATCTTCTACATCTGAAAATCTGAAAATTAGATTCTCATCAAGAACCGCATGGTTGAATGAAACTAATAAGATAACAAAAAGATACACTGGTAAGATAAGTGATTCTGTCAAAAAGATATTAAAAGATGAATTGTCATTTGAAGATAGTAAGATAAAAATAGATCCGTCTAGTAACTCTTATTCCTTTATAGGAATGAACAAGAGACCGTTGGATTTAATTGCCATGCTTTGTATTAGAAGTGTCCCTTCTAATATTTCAAATCCAGGATATTTTTTCTTTGAGACGAGAAGTGGATTTAATTATATCTCAGCAGATACTTTGATTAATCAAGAACCTTTTCAGAAAACGTATCGATATACAGGACAAGTTATTGCATCTGAACAACAGAAAAATGATGAGAATGATTTCAAGGTAGCAGCATTTGATACTTTGAAAGATCAAAGTCTCTTAGCACAAATTCGCTCTGGTGTTTATTCTTCTAAAAACGTTTTTTTCAATCCATCAACACTAGGATTCACTGAGATTGATATTACTGTGGAAGATAAGAAACTTACTCAAGATCCTAAGTTTTCATCTCTGGGTAAAAAAGAGTCACCACCACCATTTCTATTTGGTGGAAAGGGTGGTAAAAAATATCACAGGATTCAATCAGCAGTCTTTGATGTTGGTGCAGAGGCAGCTACGACAGAGATAAACAATAGTCCTGAATTATATTATGCTGCTGGTAGCACCAGATATAATATTTTGTTCTCTCAGGTTCATGCCGCAACCATACCTTGCAACACAGATCTTGAGGCAGGAACTCTAATTAAGTTGGAAATTGAATCTAACTCAAAAGATAAGGAACAAGGACCTGATGAGGTGCAGAGTGGCAGCTATATAATTCAAGCACTACATCATCATTTCGAACCAAATAAATCGACAACATCAATGAATTTGATTCGTGATTCTTATGGAATGAACTTCACTAAAGGACAATAATGGAAGCACCGTCAGAATCAATTAAGTTTTTTGGAGCAGATACGCACGAGTGGATTGGTGTCGTATTAAGTGATGAGGCACAGAAATCCCAGATAGAAGGAACTGGTGGTTGGGGTGTAAGGTATAAAGTTGCCATCATGGGACACCATCCCACGGATCAGGCAGAAGTAAAAGATGAAGATATTCAGTATGCAACCGTTGTATTTGGTGTAACTGATGGTGATGGTGGCGGAAACATGCAGACATCCTCTGCAATACGACAAGGAACAGTTGTTAGAGGTAAATTTTTAGATGGTTCTGCGAGACAGATGCCAGAGATTATTGGTGTTTATGGCAAAACTTCTGGAACTAGATTTGGAAAGGGTAGATTTGAGGCAAAGGATGGATTTGGTGAAAATCTTCAACCAGGAAATCTTTTAGGTAGAGATACTACTAACGAAACCAGCAGTCCTCCATGTGTTCCAAGAGCACTCCCAGGTTCGACTGATAAAACTAAAAGAAGAGAAACTCCAAGTGCAGCACTAAAAGTAGCAGGTGTTGATACAACAACCAATCAAGCGACTTAGACATAATAAATATCAACACGGAGGATAATATCACATGAGTTGCGACAGAGCCGAATCACTAACATCTGGTAAAATTCTTATCTTTGCAGATCCTTGTAAAGATAATACATTTGCAAAGATGGAGGCTCACCTTGCCAACTTCTTTGATAAAGTAACTAAAGTTGGTAGTGCCGTCACAAACTTATCAAATGATATTAATAAAACTGTAGAACTCCTGAGTAATACATCTGTAAAGTTTATCAGTAAAATAATTGGCGGAGTAAGTGATGCAATAACGGAAGCAATATCTGAAGGTTTAGAGGCATGGACAACATCATTACTAGCAGAGGGATTTGGATTAACCAAAATATTTGATATTCAATCACCTCTGGTTGGATTAACAAAGACTCTATTAGATGCTATTGATTGTCTTGCGACAAAAATTATTAAAGCTGCGAAAGATATATTCAAAGATTTACTCACGGGTGCCGTAAAAAATGTATTGAACGCTGGTGCTTGTGTTGTAGATCAGGTGATGGGTGCATTCACAAATAAACTTTCTGGATTAATTGACTCTGCAATAACACCACTACTAGGTCCCGTTGAGGCACTTATAGGTCCTCTCTTAAAGATTAAAGACTTCGTTCTGGGTGGCATCAATATGTTGAGAAAAATTCAGAACTTCTTCAAGTGTGATGAGGAGAAAATCTGTCCAGCAACATCAAAGTATAAGATTGATGTTGGTGCTCAGAAAGACAAGGAAGATGCCGATATTAGGTTTGATAATATGTTCAGTGGAGCAGCACTTTCAGTGGGTGCAGGAAATCTTGCAAACGATTTCCAAAACCAATATGGAAACTGGGAAATCTTTGGAACACCACTTAGTCAGACATCTAGTACATCACCTTGTGATTTTGGAAACGTAACTACGTGTGGAGCACCAACTGTCAACTTCTTTGGTGGTGATGGGTTCGGTGCAGCAGGTAAAGTTATTCTTGGAAAGTTTGTCGATAAACTCGATACTGAAGATATAGTCGGTTCTGTTCAAAAGACTGCGAGTATTGTTGGTGTTGAGATAACTGATCCTGGAGAAGGATATTCCGATACACCATTTGTGACGTTTGGAGATGGTTGTAATATGGGATATGGTGCTTATGGGCGTGCGGTGATAGATGAAAACCCAAGTTCTCCAACATATGGACAGGTTACATCAGTTGTAATTGCTAGTGACGGTATAAATTATCCAGCAGATATTGATGAAGATCCCTTATATGTCACCGATGTTGTAATTGAAGAACCTGGAGAAGATTATCTGGATGGCGATACTATTGAAGGATTTGATTTAACTATCAAAGATGGAAGAGTTACTGCTATTACACCACAAAAAGGATTTGCATACAATGGACTACCAGATCTAAATATTATTACGGACACTGGTTTTGGTGCTGTATTGAAACCAGTTATGAGTGTGGTTACTCCACAGACAGAAGTTATCCAAGTCATTGATTGTATTAGTTAGGTATTACCATGGCAGGCGAAACACAAAGAAAAATATTTGGACCTAAGTTAATTCTTGAAACTGGTAATCAGTTGATGGGAATGTCTGGAAAGACATCCTTCTGTATGCAATCTACCACTAATGAAGGCATACGTTTTGTTCAGGCACACACTGAGAGTGGTAACACTAAGATAATGACAGAGGGTTGCCTGTCGATAGAAGCTGGTGAAAAGGGAAAGTGTGTTGATGATATCGTTTTCATATCAAACAGTGGAGGAATGTCATTCTCTGCTGATGCAGGAACATATAGAGTTAGTGCAGAGCAGATAGTTTTACAGGCAGATGTAGAAATTGTTATAGATGCTCCTTCGATTAGAATCGGTAATCAGGATGCGAACGGAACAAAAGATATTCTCATCGCTGCAAAAAATGTAAATGCTGATGCAAAGGGTGGAAATGTTGGTGATACATTAGGCACCAGTAACTTTATGGGAATATTTGCTGGTGGTATTCTTGGTGGACTGGCATCCGCTGCGGCAGGTATTGCAGGTGCTGCTGGTGGTGCTGCAGGCAGTTCTGGACTTGGACAGGGTGGAAGTGGTGGTGGAACTGGTGGTGGCGATCAAACTATAGAAAACCTCACTGTTAATAATATAACTTTCAAAGAAATCCTCAAAAAATTAGATGGGGATGAGAATGAATTCTTGATGGCAGATGGTTCTCTTACAAAGAGATTCATAAGCAATGATTCGACACCACCAGACGATTCTATTGGAAACGATGGCGACACATATTTGATAGTTGAATGTTAAGTCATGAGTCCATTTTACATTAAGACATCTGTTAATGGTGGTGATTCCACATGGGAGGAAGTTCAATCTTACTATATTAAGCAGGACGGTGAGTGGGTTGAAGTTACCGAAGCACAAGTAAAGACTGCTGTGTGTGGAGGTGATTCCGAATGGAAAGACTTCTATTCAGCTGTTGAGGTAGAACCTGGCATTGTTCTTTGGACTGCAGATACAAATGCACCAACAGGAACTGTTGCTGCCGATGGTGCCTCAGTTAGTTCTGGAGCATTGTTTGATTTATTAACGGATGCTGGTAACTTGAATGCTGATGGAGATCCTTTATTCGGTGGTACTTTAGAGGCACCACTGTTACCAGACATTGAAGGTAGTAATAGATTCATTCGTGCTAGGAGTGGTAACTCAACAACAACTGGTGTTGGTGTGTATCAAGATGATGCCGAACCAACTCACACTCACAAATATAATAAAATTGATGATGGTGATGGTAGTATTCTGATTCCTGGACCTCCAGCAACATTTGTTAGTTTCGGCGAGGAACAAGTAGGAAATCTTAGAGAACCATCAACGAATGTTAATGGTGAGATTGGTGCTGGAACAGCACTAAGTTCTGCTGGTTCAGAGACTAGACCTAATAATATTGCATTTACTCCTGTCGTGGGAACAGAAACAATCTCAACTATTCCCATCGCTTCATTTGTGTGGTATACTTCTGATACTGTACCAACTGGATATTTACTTTGTGATGGTTCTGCCGTAACAACAACTCATAATGCTTTAAGACAGATTTTAATTGATGCTGGAAATCCGTTTGGAACGGATGGTTCAGATCCAAGATTACCAAACCTTGTAACTGATAATAGATTCATTCGTGGTGCAGGAGGTTCACTGAATCATGGCACAACACAATCACATAATCTTGGAAATCATACTCACGAATTTACCGTAAACCGACAATCTAACATTGGTGACAGTGGTTCTAAAACTGCCGCAAGATTTACTCAAATCATATCAGGTCCTGTTCAGGGAGCTGATACTGCAGACGAAACTAGACCGAATTACATTGCTCTCTTACCGATTCTGAAATACTAATGGCTGTACCGACTGGTTCTATTGTGTGGTCGATGACACTAACTCCACCTGACGGATATTTACTCTGTGATGGTGCAGAAGTCACTGAATCCGCACATCCAGGATTACATACACATTTAACTAATGCTGGCAATCCTTTTGGAACTGCAAATGGAAATCCAAAATTACCAGATTTGATTACTGATAATAAATTTATCCGTGGTGCTGGAGGTTCGGTTGGTGTTGGTTCGACGGCACTTAGTGCTATTGTCGATCACTCTCACAATATCAACCCATCAGCACAACCAGGAGGACCTGGTATTAGTAACCAACCTGGCGGTGGTGCTGGTTCACACTTTGTTCAGTTTTTTCCTGGATTTAGTAGCGGTGAAAACTCAGGTGGTTCAGGAGAAGCAAGACCTATTAATGTTGGACTCTTACCTATTATAGCAACATGACAAGATTAGTTACTTTCATAACAGGATATGATGAAGAAAATCCATCTGAAATTAATGGAAATGAGTTCTTCAAATTCAAAACAGATGAACAGAAGTACATCAAAGTTGGTGTAACTGAGGACTCTACTTTTGGTATCTCTGAGTTTACAAATGTGGATGAACTCATTGACTGGGTGGATGAACAAAGAATGAATAATGTGCAAAGGCAAATTAATTCTGGTTGGGAACCTCCCGAGGGATATACCTCCCCAGCAAAGACTGTGATTGCCGATGTGGTTCAACCAGTTTGGGAAGCGGTCTTCGGTTAAACGCTTGACACCTCCACCTAGATACCGTATAATATGGGGGTAATCAACAGAACACCATGAGCAACACCGAATGCGTCCAAGGCATCGTTATTGATGTTTGCACTCGCTCCTTCCTGCTTCTGAGCGATGAGGGAAATGAAAAAATTGTTGAGTGTGATACCACAGAACAGTTCATGAATGTGTTGGAAGTTTGCACTGCCAATCTAACTGATGAGCAGATTGAGTACGCAGATTTGGCAATCGTAGGAGAAAAATATTGATGGAAGTATTTACAATTGAAGAATGGGAAAAAAACTTCGATGAACTCTACAAAAGAGTAGAGGGAGGAGAAACCATAGGCATCGTCAAAGAAGATGGAACTGCTGCCGTTATGATGCCTGCAGATGATGAACTCTACCGAATATACACGGAAAACAACAACGAAGCATCGTAGTTCATCTGCGGGAGTATAGCTTAATGGTTAGAGCGCCCTGCTTATAACGGGGTAGTCTGGGTTCAACTCCCAGTACTCCTATTCGCTATTTGCGAATAACGAATGCTCCATTAGCAATCTGGTGAATGCAGCGAACTCATAATTCGCCTGAGGCGTGTTCGATCCACGCATGGAGCACCTTGCCCGATTAGTCCAGCGGCAGAGACAAACGACTTAAAATCGTTCCAGGGTCGGTTCGAATCCGACATCGGGTATGATATATAAAGTAAAGCTGAGATGAACCTCATTGATAGGATTGAAGAGTTAGCAGAGACTTTACCCAGACCAGCATATAGTGTTTCTGATGAGACTGGTAATGCATATGTAATCCAGTGGATGTTGGAAGACGGATTACAAGTAAGGCAGGATGAATACGGTAATATTATTGGTAGGATTGATGGTGAGGGCGCACCTATTGTAGTAGGTTCTCATACAGATACAGTAGCAACTGCTGGCAAGTATGATGGTGCTCTGGGTGTTCTTGCAGGTGTAGAGGCAGCAAGGATGCTGAAAGGTAAGTTGAAGCACCCACTAGAAGTTGTTATCTTCCGTGACGAAGAGAATACAATGAAAGGTTCTAAGGGTTATACTTCTAGCAAACCTGATATCAAAGCATTCTTAGAATTGCACGTAGAACAAGGACCAATATTAGATTCTCAAAAACTTGATATTGGTGTCGTTCAGGGTATTGTAGGACAAAGACGCTGTGCTATTACTGTATATGGTCAAGAGAACCATGCAGGCACAACTCCCATGGATATGAGAGATGATGCACTGGTAAAGACAGCAGAGATTATCACTTACATTAACAAGAGGGCATTAGAACATGACGGTTTGGTGGCTACTGTGGGGGTGCTTAATGTCAGTCCCAACGCTTTTAGTGTTGTACCTGGCAGGGTAGACTTTACATTGCAGGTAAGAGATTTGGATGCATCTGTTATGGATGCGTTTGTTAAAGACGTTACTGATAAGTTTAATTTACAATATGAGCTCATCCACCAGTCTGAACCTGCACTGTGCAATGGTAAAATCAAGCAGTTCATTGCTGATGCCGCAAGTCGTGATTTGAACTTGAAAGCAATTCGTATGCCATCAAGAGCATCACATGACGCACAAAACTTTAACTTCTGTCCTATGGGTATGATATTTGTTCCATCTATCGGTGGTATCAGTCATTCTCCCAAAGAAAAAACCACTGATGAGATGTGTATCAACGGTTTAGAAGTATTGGTTAGGACTATACAAATGATTGACAGGACTTAAAATAAATAAGACAAAACCCGCATCCTATGTCATATAAGATAGAGACTGCATTCTGCTGGTATGAAAACGACAGTAGGATAGTCAAGATGTATTTTATTCAGGGAGTACCATTTACTTTTGATGAGCTACCCATTGGACACTTATATGACAGAGATTTGATAGAGTTTGCAAACAAGAATTTGTCTTATGAACCAAATGATTTGTATAAGTCTTCTTTTTATCTAATAGATGAAGAAGCACACCCTTGTCTGTTCATGATGGATATTGAGAATCCAGAAGACATGCCAGAGGAGGAAGAGTACGATTATAATGAAGAGGATTTGATGGGTTAAATGAAAGTTGAAGCACAAATATTACAACCTGAAATTGATGGTGGAATTTTAGTTCGTTTTGAGAAGGATGATTTGAAATTTCTATATGATGCCGTAGATAAGATTCAACAGGATTTCGATAATTACGAGTCTAATAATATCAGACTAGCAGGAAACATTGAAAGGCAAATTGTTTTGCCAGAGGAAATTAGAGAATCAATTGATAAACTATTGACACCTATAGTTGAGAGTCACACAAAGACATTTGATTATGCAACTAGAATTGGAAGGCAGTTTGAAGGTGAAAAATATCTCCTAAACTTAGTTCAAACATGGGCAGTCTTTCAAAAGAAAACAGAATTTAATCCAGTTCATTCTCATAATGGTATTTTTAGTTTTGTGATATGGTTAAAAAATCCTTATGATACTGAGGATGAAATGGTACAACCACATTCAAGAAAATCTAATTATCAGTGTGCGGGACATTTTGCATATTTTTGCACAAATACTCTAGGTGATATTGTGCAAAGAGTAATTCCAACTGATAGGAAAATGGAAGGTTGTGCTTTTATTTTTCCTGCAACCGTCAATCATTGTGTTTATCCATTCTATACTTCTGATGAATATAGAATTTCTGTTTCTGGAAACTACGTTATTTCGTAAGACATAAATAAAACTAGCAAATAGTATAGAAGCAGTAATACAATGCCTCTGAATAAGTTAGACAACTTTATTAAGAACACTGAAGGTAGAATTCTATATGTAAGTCCAGCGGATTTAGATTCAACTGACAGTATTTTAAACACTGGAAACTCTCTTGCTCGTCCTTTTAAAACCATTCAGAGAGCACTGATTGAGGCAGCAAGATTCTCATATGTTAAGGGGAATGCCAATGATGCGATAGAGAAAACCACGATTCTCTTGATGCCTGGTGTTCATGAGATTGATAACCGCCCAGGATATCAGATTTTCAATGATAGTGGTGCAAAAGTAACTGCGGCGGATGGTAGCGTCAGCAATGCGGCAGCAGCAGATCATTTACCACTAACACTTGATTCTAATTTTGATATAACACAAGAAGGTAATGACTTAATTAAGTTCAACAGTATTTACGGTGGGGTTATTGTACCTCGCGGTACATCTATCGTTGGACTTGACTTAAGAAAGACAAAGATTAAACCAAAATATGTTCCAAACCCAACTGATGATGATGTAGATTACTCTGCCATCTTTAGAATCACAGGTACATGCTACTTCTGGCAGTTCTGTGTCTTTGATGGTGATGAGTTTGGACTTGTTTATACACAGTCTGATGACTTTACTATTCAGTCTGTACCTAACTTCTCTCACCACAAACTAACAGTATTTGAATATGCTGATGGTGTTAATAAAGTTGGTTCAACAGAACTGACTGATCTTGAAATGTATTATGCGAAGTTATCCATCGCATATGGTACAGGAACTGATAGAGATATTGATGATAAGTTTCCTGCTAAACCAAAAGGGTTTGAACCACAACGCCCAGAATATGAGATTGTTGGTGCATTTGCATCAGATCCTCTTAAGATTACTTCTATCGAAGCAGGTTCAGGTGGAACACCAACCAATAGAGTTACTGTTACCACTGCATTAGATCATAACCTTACTACAGGCACACCAATTCGTATCAGTGGTGTATCTCCAACCAACTATAATATTTCAACAAAGGTTGCAGAAGTTGATGCAACAAATACTAAAGTATTCTATTATAACTTAGAATCTTTTCCTGTCACTCTACAGACACCAGGAACTATTTCTGGCGACGAATTAGTCACCGTAGAGACTGATACTGTAACTGGAGCATCACCATATATCTTTAATATCTCCATGCGTTCTGTATGGGGTATGCAGGGTATGCACGCTGACGGAAGTAAGGCAACTGGATTCCGTTCAATGGTTGTGGCTCAGTTCACCGGTGTATCCCTACAAAAGGATGATAGAGCGTTCGTACAATATATTCCATCAACTCGTACATATTCAAGTACACTCAGCACATCAAAAGTAACTGGTGCTGATTTATCGGCAGGTTCTTCATCTAGTGGAAGAGTCTATCACTTAGAATCAGACTCCATTTATAGATCTGGATGGGAGAGTTCTCACATTAAGATTTCAAATGATGCAATTCTGCAAATTGTATCAGTATTTGCTATTGGTTACAATAAGCACTTTGACATACAATCCGGTGGTGACGCATCTATCACCAACTCTAACTCTAACTTTGGACAATTAGCACTTATTGCTGATGGATTTAAGGCAGAAGCATTTGCCAAGGATAATAAGGCATTCCTCACACACGTTATTCCACCAAAAGCAATCACTGCTTCAGAAGAGAATGTTGATTGGGTGACTATAGATCGAGGTAAGACAACAACCGTTGGTATCACCAGTCACCTGTATCTATTTGGATTTGAAGATGAAGAGGTTAAGCCTGTTGTCTTAACACAGGGATATCGAATTGGTGCTCGTAAAGAAGATAAACTTTACCTATCCATTGGTTCAACAACTTACTCTGCGGATATCCTAATGGAGGATGGTTCATCCTCATTTAAGACATATTCTGTAGATGCTCCATCTTCTAACGTATTTACAATTTCATCTGGAACACATGATATTCAAACTGCTGAAAAGGTTATCGTCCTTAGTGACGATGGCGATATGCCAGAGAATATTAAAGTAAATAAGGTTTACTATGCAATTCGCGAGTCTTCCACAGAACTTAAGTTAGCATCATCTGAATCTGATGCAAACAATGATGATGCCATTACCGTTTATGGTGGAACTAATCTCACAATTACAACTAGAGTTTCTGATAAAGAATCGGGAGATGTTGGCAGTCCAGTGCAGTGGGACTCCACAAATAATCATTGGTATATTAACACCAACACTGGAAGTGATATCTTTAGTAATCTCTCAGGGACTGGTGCTTCGGAGGCAACCTTCGTCAAGAGAATTGCTGATACCAGAAGTTTAGACGAGAAGATTTACAAGTATAGAGTTGTTATTCCAAAACAACTTTCAAACTCAAAAACACCAGAGTCAGCATTTATCATCCAAGAATCTAGCACAACTGGATTCGGAACAGACGCTGATTTTACTAAAACTTCTATTGATTCTACAGATTACGATTTCTCAAGAAATCCAAGATTCATTAGCACATGTTCATTCTCATCTGATGTTGTAACGGTTATTACTGAACAACCTCACAACCTTACTTTAGGTGATGATGTCAATATCAGAAATGTCACTGATAGCACACTGAGCAGCACTGGAGACTTTAATAAGGGATATAATGGTAAGTTTACAGTCACTGAGATTACTGATGACTTAACCTTTAAGTATGCTTTGAGCACTAGAACCCCTGGTACATTTACAAATGACACCACACAGAGAACCACATCTCTTCCAAGATTTGATAGAATTGACTTAAAAGCCAACCTTAATATTTACAGAAATGAAGTGGTTTCTGAGTATGATGATGGAGAACAAAATGGCATCTATCATCTCTATGTTCTGAAAGCTGATAGTGCAGTTCCTGTAGAATTTACTGACTTAAAATATAGTCAGAATGTCGTGGACTTGTATCCACAATTGGATAGAGATAACATTAATGATAATCCAAATTCTGCTAAGTCATTCGCTCTAAGATCTCCACTTGGAGATGTCACAACTAACGATCTTAAGAAGAGTGTTACTAGAGAAGCGTCTGATACACTTCTAACAAAATTTGGAGTTGGACTTGATATTTCCTCAGTCAACAATGCCACTCCTGGTATTACCACAATTACCTTCGATAGAAGACATGGATTGGATGGTATTGTTGATGTAAGTGTTACAAATGCAGGAAGTGGATTTGCAAACGGCAATCACTTTAACGTAAAACTGCTAAACAATGGAACATCTACATGGGATGGTGCCACAGCAAACATTAATGTTTCGGGTGGTGCTGTTGGTGTTGCAACTATTGTATCTCCAGGTTCTGGATATGCTGCTGGTGAAGTATTAGACATTGATGGATTCTCTGGTGCTGAAGTTACAGTCTCCACTGGTGGTATTACAACTTCTATAGGACAAGTAGTTCAGTTCACTGGTGCTGGAACAACATCAGATACCTACTATCGTATCAATTCAGTTCCTGCCGCTAATCAGATTTCCATCGCTAAGACTGCAGGTGATACACTCATCACTGCAGATCAGTATGCACTGGTTGTCTCTCCATCACAAGCATTTACTGCAACGTCTTCTGGTGGTATCAGCACATTCACATCAGGTGAACCTCATGGATTGACTGTTGGTAATAAGTTTAGAGTTCTTGATACCGAGAACAATAATCTTGGTGATTTTATTGTTGCGACAAAAGTTGGTATCTCTACATTCACAATTAGTTCTGGAATTAGTACCACTTCTGGATTCATTCTGAAGCACGGTTTATCCTCTAATTCTGGCGATTCTAATGTTGGAAATGAAAATCTTGAGGCAAGAGCGATTACCATCTTTGATGGGGATATTTTAACCCTATCTGAAGCAGTAACAACAACAGATACAGCATTCTCTGTAAGTCATGTTGGGTTAGGAACTGCAACCAGATTCCCACTTGGTTCTTACATTCAAATTGATAATGAAATCATGAGAGTTGCTAGCAGCACTCTTAGTGGTTTGAATAGTGATGAACTCACCGTTATTCGTGGAGCACTTGGTTCTAGACAGACAGCACACGTCAATGGTTCTTTAATCAAGAAGATAAAAGTTCCTTCAATTGAATTCCGTAGACCTTCAATCGTTCGTGCTTCTGGACATACATTTGAATATCTTGGTTTCGGTCCTGGTAACTACTCTACTGGACTTCCTCAACTTCAGGATAGAGCACCAACTGAAACAGAAGAGTTTTTAACACAGGCACAAGAAAGAGCTGGTGGTACTGTAGTATACACTGGTATGAACAACAAAGGTGATTTCTTTGTTGGTAACCAGAAGAAGTCTTCTGCAACTGGTGAAGAAATCACATTTGATACGCCAATCCCAACAGTCACTGGACAAGATCCTGCTACACTCAGTGTAGTCTTTGATGAAGTTATTATTAAGAATAATCTTGTAGTTGAGGGTGGAGCTTCTAATCAACTCTTATCGCAGTTTGATGGACCCGTCACATTCAATAACAATACAAGATTCAACGATCAGGTTAGAATTACTGATGAGACTGATTCATCCAGCACTAAAACTGGAGCACTCATAGTTACTGGTGGAGTTGGTGTTGGTAAGACAATAACAGCAGCAAACATAACTGCGGGTGATGTTACCATTAATGGAAGCACAAGTACAATTAATTCTACCAGTGGTGATTTGAAGATTGATGCTCCTGTTGGCAATAAAGTTGCCATCGGAACACATACAGAAGTTGATGGTGACTTTGAGGCAACTGGAAAGATTACTGCCGATGAATTGGATGTTCCAAACATATCACCAATTGGAAGCATCATGTTGTGGCCTGGTGGAACAGATAGCTGGCCCACAGCAACATGGAGACAGTGCAATGGTGCGGCACTTTCAAGAACAACATACGCTAACTTGTTCACGATTTTGGGAACCACATATGGATCTGGTGATGGTTCAACCACCTTCAACCTACCAAACTTACAAAATAGATTCCCTGTTGGTGCTGGTGATGATTATAGTCAGGGTGGAACTGGTGGTAGCAAAGACGCTATAGTGGTGTCACACACTCATACAGCAAGCACTGCCACTGGTGGTATACACAAC